CGGCCCCATGTTGACGCCGGTATCGCATAACTCTTCTGCGATTGATGGTGACAGTTCGGCGATCTTGTCAAATTTTGGTTCCAGCCAATACTGCTGCATATAGATTTCTTTCGCAGCTTCCCGAGGGAGCTCTTTCATATCGCCTTTGTAACCGTATGCACGCGCTGTGTTCTGCGTGATACCCCAGCGAGTAGGGCCACCTTTATCATTCGGGTTATTAACGTAACCCCCCTCTTTGCCGAGGATGGCTTCAATGATCTGGTCTGCTGTCATTGTGCTTTCACTCCTGTAATGCGCTCCCAGAAATACGTAAGGGCTACGGAACCCATTGCACCACTGATACCAGCAGTCGCCAGAATCATGTAAATACTTAGACCGCCTTCTATGCTGACAAGCCCACCGATGACCCCGGTGAAACCCGATACCACGATTTGCGCGAGAGCGTTAATCCAGCTCCAGGTAGCTTTGTTTTGCTTAACGTCAATCAGGTATCGGACAAGACCGCCCCAGCATGACAGAGCAAGGACAATCAGCCATGAAACTCCGGCAATGCTTTCTTTATCTTGCATACGTTTAGCCATATCACCTCCGAAAGTACGGGGTGCTGTGTGTGTTTGAAAGGATCAGGACCGTCGGGCTGATTAATCAACAAAGCTCGTAGCAGATGATTCCCGCGGCCCTGAAAATAAAAAACCCGCGCAAGGCGGGAAGCGGTAATGAGGGTAATGGCAATGTCGGCCATTCTGCCGAAGATACCCTGGCTTGGGTCTGGCTCGCCTGGCTGGATTCGAACCAGCGACCAACCGCTTAGAAGGCGGTTGCTCTTTCCTCTGAGCTACAGGCAAATAAAAAGCCCCGCACGATGGCGAGGCTCTTAATTTGGTCGACAATCGAAGCTATGGCGACGATATCAGATTTATATGAAATATATGCTTTTCAGTTCGGTTTTGCAAGACTTGCATCTAAATTTGTCGCCTTTTGTTGTGAACGTGATCGCGTAGTCGATATGAGTGCGTCGCTATCAAGCCTAACCAAGTTGCTGCGCATAGCCAGCCAATGAGGTAGATAGGTTTCCGTCCATGTGGATTTTGCTACGCCAACCAGTTCCGCCAGTTCCTGATATTCGTATGTGTCACGCCCCGCCAGTTCGGCTTTGACATCCTGCGCTGCCAGCCAGATAAGCTGCCGCAGGCGATCAACTGTTTTCTTTGCAATGCGAATGCCGGCCAGCTTCTCGCTGAATTGTTCCCACGCCCACCGGGTGATTGTCTCCTGGTGCTCCCAGCGGATATTGTCGCTGTAGTTCCAGAGCAACCAGGCTTTCTGATGTTCTTCCAGTGACAGGAGCGCCCGGCGCCAGCTTGCCGTCGAATACTCAACTTGCTGCACCAGGGCTATGGCTGAGCCTTTTGCACGCGACTGGCTGCCGGCCATCGGTGGGCTGTCAGGGTTTACCATTCGCTTCTTCTGTGGGTCGTAAACTTTCTTGCGACCGCGGCTTCGCGGAGTAGCCTCAAATATCGCGTTTTCCGCAAAGGCTACCAGTTGCCCTTTCGTTGCCCCGCTCAGATCGGCGGTGGCCACTATCAGCTGCTGGCGAACATACTCAAGGTACTGGGTATTCATGCTTTATCTCCTGAAGCCTGATAGATGCGGACGAAATTCTTCAAAATGCGGTAGTCAACAAGTACGGTGCCGCGGTGCCGGCAAAGGCGCAGCTTGTACCAGCGGTCGCGGATGCGTTCAATAACATCACGGCTCATTTGGCCTCCGCCATAATCTGGTCATACGTCAGGTAAAGGCCCCAGCAGCTAAACAGCACATGCGCCTTAACAACGGCCATTTCCTCGTTATGCCACCGGCAGAACCATTTGATTGCACCCATAACCTCGCCATCTATCTGATGCGGTCCGTTCAGGTGGATGGGATAAACCACGTCATCAAAAACAGCGGAAGTGGACATTGGGTATTGGATTTTGCTCATGCGGCCTCCCGTTGTTTTATTAGTGCACGGCGTAGCGCGCTGTAATGGCGCCTGATGCCTTCCAGTTCTTCGATGGTGTATCGGTGAGGGGTGTTGTTGTTTTCGAGCGCCTCGACGCGCTCAGCGCCCATTTTCTCTACCAGGCCAATGCGGTACTGCTGCTGATTACCTGACAGTTGCACATTGCAGTGATGACACTGCTTGTGAATGTTGTCCTCGTTATAGCGCAGGTGTGATGCTTTACCTCGGGATCGGTAATGGCCGGCTTCCCACTGAACCGTATCGAACGTGCCGCAGCTGATGCACGGCAGCTCATGGTCACGTTCGCGGATATAGTCGTTAACGACACGTTGAGTCATATCCTCCCAGTGTCTGAGAGGTTTCACTGCGGCTTTGCGCTTGCGCCAGTCGGCTCGCTCTTTCTTCTCTTTCGCCTTAGCCTGCTTTTCGCGTTTTTTCTCAAGTTCCTGCATGGCAAATTCAGCGCCATGCTCAGGAGAGCACCAACGGTGGTTTTCGAATGCTGGAGTGAATTTCGCCCGGCAGATTTTGCAGCGTCGTTGGGGTCTCTTTGCCATATTCACCCCCACATCCGGTTGCGCCAACGGGAATTAGGACGCGGTGGATTCTTGTCTTCCACCAGCTCAGCACTGACGGTCCAGGTCGTAAAGTCCTGGTTTAAACTACGTTCGACCTTAACCCCGCGTTTGCGGTACTTATCCATCAGTTCATCGGCCTGCTGGGTCGTGCAGTCGTGATGGTGAAACCATGAATATTTCATCGCCTCACCCCGCAAAGCTGAGTAATTGAGACGCTGCAATTTCAGCAGCGTCACGACTGGCGAATTTTTGGGACAAAATCCACCGCCAGAGCACATCTAATGAGGCCTGGTAAAGCTGGTGGAATTCGGTTTCATCCATACTGGAGAAAGAAATACTACGGGGATGCTTTTTCAGAGTGCCGTCCGGCAGCTGTAGCGCATCGTAATGGCCTGCTTCGACGATTACCCATGAGCGATAGGCGTCAAAGGATTTGCAGATGCTGATGCTTCCTGCTCGTTTTTCTGCGACGCGGTCAAGATACTGCTCGGCGGCATCAAGCAACGCCGATTCACTTCCGCCATATGCCGCCAGGTATTTTGCATAACCGGTGATAAGTTTGCGCTCGTTAGACGAAATCGCTCCGCCGGTAGGCTCCCAGTATTCAAAGCCCAGATTGAGTAATGCAAAATATCGGCGGTGAAACGCCGGATTGCGGACAAGCTTATATTCGGCCTCCAGGACGGCGCCGAGTTTGCATTTTGATTGCAGAAAATCGCTGGTCTCCGGCGTTGCGGGGATCAGGATGCCTTGAGAATGTTTTATTAAGTGAAGCTGCGCCATCACGTTCTCCGGTGGCGCATCACTGTCAGGTGGCTGGTTGTTCAGACCAGCACTGCAAGTATGATGTAGCTAGCTGTTAAGAGTCAATTTTTAGAGCCCATTTCCTTGATAACCTCCACCAACGATTTCCTTGTCCAGAGGTGTTCATCTTTTGCAATTTTTCTAACCGACACTTCACTATTGATATTCGTTAGAAGTATGCGGTCATTCAAAGCTAATCGAAATGAGCACAAAACATGTCCGGATCCATCCGTGACGGTAGCCCAAAGATTCCCCTTCTGATTTGGCTCAATACCATCTGTCACATTACCCCCTGAGCGACATACAGACGCACTCATAGAAAACGGGTAGCAGCATCAAGGGTAACGCTAATGCGATGCTCTGGGTTAAGAGCCGCCACCATCAAAATCAAACTAATAAAACCAGTCGTCAGCACTTTCCCACGTCTCTTGCAGGATTTGTTCTACACGTTTTTTGTCGCCGTCAGCACCGCCCAACACGCTGAGTCCATCATTGCTGGTGATCCGTATTCTTAATTTGCAGTCGTCATAGGACTGGGATAAACGGCGGAGCAGTTCCTTTTCAAGCGCAGGAACAGCTCCTGTAGGGAGTTTTTTGTCTTTTGCAATTGTGAGTTCTATTTTCATAATGAGCACCTCATGCGGATACTGTATAAATAAACAGTATACCTGAAGAATGAAATGGTCAAGACATTAAAGGCACTTTTTGCTAACTCCATGCTTATGTTTAGATTGAGGTTTTTGAGAAACAAAAAACCCGCCTAGGCGGGTTAACTCTTCGCATTCTGCTCTGTCATCTCGATGTAGCGTGGGTCAGATGCGCGTGGGAGTTGTAAGCTTTGCTCGCGGTAGAAACGCACTCGCTCCATAAAATAGTCGCGTAGGTGTTCAGGCTGCTCTCTGGCGACGACTTCGGCAACAACTGGCATATTCAGGCGCTCTTTGTACGCGACGCCGCTGGCGGCCAGGTCGACATTAACCTTGTCCTGCTCATCTTTTGATTTGGCTGCAATGTTCCACTGTGACATAAAAATCCCCTCTATGCTGAGGGGATTATACAACTATTTTAATCGTTCAGGAGAACACAGATACATTACGGATGACTGGAGAATACATAATTTGTTTCATCGTTTTCGATGAAATATACATCAATAACCTCTCCATTTTTTTGGTCAAGGGTTAATACTTGTCCTTGTGCATAGTTGTTCAGAAGCTGATGCGTAGTGCTTGTAATCGGAATTTTGACATCTCTTACAACTACTAAACCACCATTCGACGTCCTTTGAGAAACCTCAATTGATGCAAAGAAGTAGTTAGCATTTGAACCGTGAATCTTCACTTGAGTTTGCATAAAAAATCCCCTTAATTATATTTAATTCCGGCTAATTCAAAGTAAAAACTAGGCTGCCTTTTTCTTGTAGCACATTTCTGGAAGATTAGCCTTCACAAGAGCCTCAGCGAATGGCGGCGGTACGGCGTTACCGCAGCGAGCTACCTGCTTATCCTTCGCATACTTAACGCCGCGGTAATCCTGGTCGATGATGTACCACTCCGGGAATCCCTGCGCGCGGTACAGCTCATGTGGCTGAAGCATACGCATGCCGATATCAACGATGCGGTAAGTTACCCCGGCGATTTTCACCAGCCCGGTGCTATCGGCTCCGCAATATTCTTTCAGGAACGCTAGCACCAGTTGCGCGCGCTCTTCGTCGTAGTCCTCAACAGCGAGAGTTGTCTCAACTTCCCCGACATGCTGGCCACCAGCGGTAATAGTCGGCATCGGCGCATCAGTCCGTTGTCCGTCACGGCAGGTACCGCGCAATTTGACCAGGTGGGAGGCTACAACAGCGTGGTGATTGCCAGTCGTAACCGTATGCGCAGGAGATTCCACGGAACCGCCAGGATGCCCGGTATTGTTCACCATAAGATGCGCCGCAACTACCGCATGATGGTCAACTGTCGTCACTGCATGTGTCGGTTCATCCAACCCAACACCGGGCCCGGTGTAATTTCCGCCGTAGTGCTTCGCCAGGAACGCGCTCACCGTCGCGAATTTGTTTCCGCCAGCGGTAACAGTACCCAGCGGCTTGTCCAGTTGCAGCACGCGCGGCTCTTGACCGGGGCGCTCGCCATATCCCATCTGAATCAGCGTCGGCGTCACCAACTGCGATTTTCCGCCACCGCCAGCCGTGATAGTCGCGCTCGGCACGTCCGCCCGGTGGCCGATGCTGGCGCCAAACTGCCGGGCGATAACCGGCGCAACGACGCAGGCACGGGACTCTTTCAGGATGGTGTGAGCGGGTTTATCGAGCGGGCGTGGTTTAGCCTGGTACTCGCTGCCGCCGTTTCCAGCGAGAAACGGGACAAGGCCCGCCTCAACAATCCCCAATGCATGACCATTCCCGCCCGGGCGCCTTGACGTGCCGGCCGTCACCGTCGGTACCGGTTCGGTGACTGGCTGCCCGGTGGCGCCGGTGCGGAATTTCGTCAGATGTGGCACAGCAACCGCAAAACCGTGGGTTTTCGTAATCGTCTGCAGCGGCTCCGCCAGCGACTGCCCGCGAAAACAATCGTACTGCCCTTTTGTCGTAGTGTGGTTGCACTTGACGATGAACGGCTCGGCACTGTCAATAACAAATCGCTGGATGCCCCGGGCAATGCGTCGGAGCGTATTTTCCGCCAGCGGCTTTTTGCGGCCAAAAATCGACGGCGCCGGGATGGCCCAGTCGATGCATTCTGCAGCTGTTCGCCATGGGGCTAGCTTTCCAGCTTTAACCGCTGCTGATTTCGGATCTCCATGAGTGACTTCCGGCCATACTATCGGCTTACCGTCCCGGCGCATAACCATGAAGAAACGTTTTCGGATAGTTGGCGCGCCGTAGTCGCAGGCGCGCAGTTCGCGATAATCGACGTCATAGCCCAACCCGGAAATCAAACGCTTTGCCTGGTCGCTATCCGGCGATAACTCCAGAAACTCGCAGCATTCTGCCAGCGCCGGATGGTTCACCGGGATACCCGTTGTCAGCATGCCAACAAATGCCCGGAATGTTTCGCCGACGCGCTCTGGATCCGGACGCATTTCTGCCGCCAGCAGCGGTCCCCAAGTTTTAAACTCTTCCACGTTCTCCAGCATCATTACCCGCGGGCCAACATCCAGCGCCCAGCGTATAACGATCCACGCCAGCCCACGAATTGCTTTTTCAACTGGTTTAGCCCCTTTCGCTTTGGAAAAGTGGCGGCAGTCCGGCGAGAACCAGGCCAAACCAACGCGGCGGCCGGCAGTCGCAACTTTCGGGCGAACTGAATAAACAGACTCGCAATAGTGCAGCGTGTCCGGGTGATTGGTGGTATGCATCGCTACCGCGTTCGGGTCGTGGTTTATCGCAATATCAACACTGCGGCCGGTCGCCAGCTCGATGCCCGTCGATGCGCCGCCGCCACCAGCAAAGTTATCAACGATGATTTCACTATTAATCACGCGTATTTCTCCATGGCGCAGGCCAGCGAACGAGCCGCGGCGATAATTGACGGTACCGGCATTTTTTCCAGCCACATGCGGTTGATATGGTGCTGCAGTCGGCGCTGGTGGTGCGCCGGGAGTGTCCCGGCGTTTTCAATCTGAGAGAAGACCATACTAACTTCCGCTGGCCATACTGTTTCCGGTATATCCACCAGCAGCAGGCTTTCCAGTTCCTGCACGCGCTTGCAGGCGTATTCCAGTGAAGTGTCCACTATTTAGCCTCCTGCGGGGCGGCTGCGATGGAGGCGCGGCAGGCGTTCCAGGAATCAGCGGCCACATTTCGCTGGTCTTCATCCCACTGGAATACAGCGCGGTCACGATGTCGGGCGCTGGCAAGAATCTCGATACTGTCCGGAGTGGCTTCTTCCGGCACGACCGGCTCTGGCTGCGGGGACAATCGGAGTGCCTTGATATTCACGCGACCGCCGATGTAGTGCCAGTCGATTTTGCAGCCAGTTACCGCTGAAATACCTTTACAAATAACTTCTGCGGTTTCCTTCGGGATTGCTACAAGGCATGCACTTGCACCCTTCTCGTAAACTTCCGGATCGCAATCAGCTATCACCGGCTCGCTGTCCATTGCGGCCAGCGCCATCTTGAAAGCAGCCAGTTCTAATTCGCTATTTGTGTCAATCCCGAACGGAATTTCATCGCGTACAGACTCCAGTTCGGCGATAGTCTGCTGTAGCCATTCTTTGGTTAACTGGTTATTGGTCATTTGTTGGCTCCTTCTGCCTGATACTTTTCGAACCAGAACACAACCGGTGCGTTAGTTGGTTGAACCAGGCCGAATGATTCCGCTGTGCGGTAGCTTCTCGATGCTCGGCGAGTCACATCAACTTGAGTTGCAATGCGATTGCGAAAATCCTCAACCGTGCTGCACATTTTGAACAGGTTGCAGGGGATGCATGCCGGAACCATATTGCTGGCCGTATCGTTTTCTGGCCTGTCCATTGCGTAGCCGTTACTGATATTTCTTCGTACCGCTTCGACGTGGTCAGCGTGCCATTTATCGCTCAGCTCACAGCCGCAGTAAGCGCAGCGGCCGCCAAATTTCATGCGCAGCTCTGCGCGCTGTTTTTTGGTCAGTGCCATCACTCAGCCTCCACCTTGATGCCAGCGGCGCGAAGTGCGTCAGCACACGCAGTGATCGCCTTATTCCAAACTTCAGTTTCTGACCATAGTTGACTACCGGCGTACTCCGCAGGGCAAAATCTTTCAGTTGGCAGCTTCACGGTGCGGGACTCCAGCTGATTGATATGCTCGGTCAACTTACCAACCACCTCGACATGATGGTTTTCACGCTCAAGAAGGGCGTGTCCTACTTTACCCTCCAGTAGTTCGGAGATTCTCTGCTGGCGATCGAAAGACTCCTGAGCCAGACCGGCATTCCATTCCCGCAATTCTTCGATGTAGCGCTGCGCCTTCTCCAGCGCCTCAACCAGCGCGTCGAGGTCTTCAAGCTTTACAAACGTTATGCTATCCCCAAACTTTTTTGCGTGGGCTGAACGGCGCTTGAGGCTGGCTAAGAGTCGGGTGATATCAGTCATGGCTGGCCTCCTCAAACAACACATCACCCTCAATCCCACCGACCTGATAAACGATCGAACCATCTTCACGATATTCCATTGGTGCAGCGCTCCAACCTTCGCCATTAGGATCGTCATCGTCGCCAACTTGAACAAAACCGCCAGCAACTACACGGGCCGGATACATTTCACCCTCAGTCCAGTACCCCTCTGTATCTTTGATACATAGAATTTGCAGTGAGTTGCTCATTTGCCTGTTCCTTCTAACGCCGCTGCTATCTCTTCGAAAAAGCCATCTCGGGTATGGCTGGTCATTGCTGGTAAAAATACGGCCATCAGCCTGTTTGTGTTGCAGTTCTCATCGTCTGCGAACAGAGCGATTTTTTTATCCAAGCGCACCTTCGCTTCCTGCAACTGCTCGTTTTTCTTGTTAGTGCGCTGGATATAGTTGGCAATGATTTCTATTGCCTTGTTTGTGTATTTTTCGACGTGCTCAGTCATGTGAACCACCTATCGCCTCAATCGTTTCCAACAACAACCGGCGGCGTGTATTTTCTGCAAAGTGACGGCGCCCGGTTTCTTTGTGGTAAAACTCGTTTTTGCCGACGACCCACATTCGCTCTGTCTGGTGCAGTTTTTTTACCTTCGGACCGTCTTTGGTGATCACGGTGCCGGTATGGGTTTTTACTATTGTCATACAGCCTCCCCAAGCACCCAGCGCAGAGCCGCCGCGTATTCACCGCTGGAACCTTCGAGGGCTTTTGTGATTTCTTTTCGTGATTTGAGACGTGACTTAGTTTCGCCAAGCACAGCGCGCTGACGCCGGGCTTTTTCATGGCCGGTTGTGCCAGCAGTTGCCGCTTCGATTTCAGCGACCTTCTCCCGCTGCTCTTCTGGTTTAAGCGATACCAGCTGACGCGCCTGGGTAACGGTGACAGTTCCAGACTCCACTGCATCGCGAACAGCCTGAGTAGCATCCAGCAGTGACAGCGTTGCGCGTACGGTCTGAACGCTGCAGCCAAACAACACCGCAATGTCATCCTCATCGAGCCCGCGGTCGAGCGCGTCTGACATTTTCTTAGCCCGGCCAAGCGGTGTATCGGGTCGGCGAATTTCGTTTTCGCTGACCATGTATTTAGCCATCTGATTTGCTGATCCGCGCTTAACGACTCCAGGAACAAGCAATGGGTCTTTGCCTTCTTTCAGACGGAGTTTATTTGCCTCCAAGGTATGTTTAACGCGCTGACGGCCAACAACTACGCAGGTGAGCCCAGTTTCAGGGTCTTTCCAGACGATGATCGGCTCCAGTACACCCAGCTCCGCAATGTTCAGTACCATCCCTTCTTCGATCGGCAGGTGTACACGCTCATCGTAAAGTGGGTGGGCCTTATCGGTGACCAGATGCAGGTTTTCAGGCTCGAAGTTGAGCACGTTTGTTTTGCCGCTGGCACCGTATACATCGATAGAATTCTTAGCCATGAATAGCCTCCTGAACATCTAAAACTCGCTGAAAAACAGGACTGCCAAGCAGGCTGTAATTCATCCCAACAACTGCTTTCGGCACCAGACCAAATCGTTTCATGTCAAAATCGATGATGGCGCGCTGGTCGCGGAATAAACCGGATCGGCCATGACGAACGACTTCGCCAGTGGCTTCCGCCTCGCGGAAATACTTCAGGACGGTATCGCGGCTTAACCCCAGTTTTTTCATTGCATCACTGGTCGTCAGGCGCCCCTGATGTTTCGTGATACGAATCACTGCGCGGACATACTCCCGGCGCTCAACAGCTGACAATGCTCTAGCCATGTTTTCCTCACTTAACGACGCGCAGATGGCGGACGTTTTTGCGATAACTATCCCAGTCAAAGTTCACCCACATACCACCGTCCATCTGCAGCCGGTCAAGGATCCGCGCGCCGAGGGTATCCGTCAGGGATTCATAATTCAGGTTGGTCAGGATGCCGACCGGGCGCATGGATGACAGGCGACGATCGATAACCTGGTTCAAAATGACCTTTTCACCGCTGCTACCGCGCTGAATGCCCACTTCGTCCAGGATGAGCAAATCTACCCGGCAAAGGTCGTCCAGTAGTGATGCCTCCGACAGCCCGTCGTCGTAGCACTCACGAACACGTAGCATCAGGTCAGGAATAGTCACCACCAGCACGGAGTGGCCACCAGCCAGCAGGAGATTACCGATTGCCGCTGCCAGATGATTTTTCCCGGTACCGGGTGCTCCGCTGAATACGAAGCTGGCGAACCCAGAACCGAAGTTCTGCGCGTAGCTTTTAGCCATCGACAACGCCCTACGCTGCCCATCGCCTGCTACCTGGTAATTTGCGAACGTGCAGCTGCGGTGCAAATCCTGTATCCCTGCGCGACCAAAAATTTTCTCAGATCGTGCTCGCTGGTTTTGCTTGTCCAATTCTTCGCAGCGTTTACGGCCTTCCTCGGCTTGCCATGTGCGCCACTCGTCAACACTGGCGAACTTCGGCTCAACACCAGGAGGGATAAGCTTTCTCAGCCGTTCCAGCGCACTACCAGTACCAATCATATTTTTCATCTCTACCCCCTGAACCCGCTGGGAATTAACTTACTGGGCTGGGACACCACATTCGGATCCCGTTTTCCGGCAGCCGCGGTTACTGTCCATGGTTCCTCGTAGTGCTTGGACGGACCGAAAAATGTGGATGCCTGTTTTACGAACTCGGTATTGAGTTTTCCGGCAGCAGTCACGTATGCAGCGTATCGACGAACGCCATCGATGAGATCCTGCGCTGTTGCGCCTGATTTAATTCGGGCAGTCCAGGCTTTGAAGGCGTCGGCCTTGCTGTTGCCTCCGGCTCGTTTCGGGTATTCCTTCCAGGCCAGTTCAAATTCCTCCGAATAACTGCTTTTCGGTTTTTCAGATGGAGCTTCTTCTGAAGATTCACTATCCGGGGGTGTGGCGGAGCCATGCCCCAAGAGATCTTTATCTTTTTCTTGTTCCTGATCCTGTTCCTGATCTTGGCTTCCTAGCCCCTTCGAAGCCCCTTCCAAAATTCGGCGTGGTTCTCGCTTGATATTCAAATGAAAATCATCTTTGTAACGCTCATAAAACGCTGAAAGAAAACGATTTTCAGTAAGCGATGCATACTCACTTCTGACTCCAGCGCAACGGTTATCACCCGGCTTTAATGCTTTGCCTACCTGATAGGCGGCCATTTCATGCACCCAGACCATCTCTGTGTCCTCGTCATAGCTACAAAACCCCGCTTCTATGGACCTATTAAGCCCCTTAGAAGCCCCTTCCAAGCCCAAGCCTGTTTCATGGGCGATGTAAAGAATTGGCAGGTAATACAACCCGAGCATGTTTGCGTGTGGCGAGGTCATCAGATAGAACGAGACCACCTGCGCTTCAGCGCCTTTTTTCCGCAGTTCCCGACCTGTTTTCCCCAGCCAGAATTGCGGTGCGACTGTTGCATAGTCACGCATAGATACCCCTGAACTTATGACGTTGGTTTATCGGTCTTTTCTGCGTGTTGAAAGACAACATCAACACACTGAAAGACACATTTTTGACAGATGGATACGCCGGGGCCGGCAATGAGAACGCCTGCAACCTCAATATTGCTCGCTCCGCAAAAGGAGCATTTATGGGTCGCTTGGGCGTTTACCTCAGTCTTTGTTCCTGACATACTTACCTCGCAATTACCTCTTCGTTTTTGCACCTGAAAGCCGTTGGTGTTACAGCACCGCGGCTTTCGCCTTTTTGATACCCGACATTACAAAACCCCCAGCATTGAAGTGACGATGGCCATCAGTGGCGCCGTTAGTTCTGGGTCAACCCGGAACATCTCGACAATTCCCTCGCTCAGTTCTTTCAGCTTTTGATGGCGTGGAGCCCCCATAGCAACAGCAACCTTCGCTTCGCTGGTCTCCTTCTCCAGTCGCGCCAGTCGGGACATGAAATTGTCCTCAGGCAACAGGCGGTGGCGGTATTCCAACGGGAGGACGGCCATGATGGCTGGCGTCAGAAGACGCACATTCGCGCGATACTTTTCAGAATCGACCTCGTTATCCAGGTAACGGAAAAGCTTCTGGCGGGCGCGGCTGATGTCCGCGGGAAATTCAATTTCTTCCCCGCCCTGCTGCCGCCACTCATCGATGATGTATGCGGAAACAACATCCTGACCTTCAGCTGCAGCCCAGGCGCGAACGGCAGAACGAATGCCGTCGTGGTCTGCCACTTTCGGCTGATTTCGCTTTATCAGAGCGCCGGGGTTGAATCCGGTATTTTGTTGAAAGGAAAGTGTTTGCATGTTCAGCCTTCCTGTTTCGGCAGGCCATCGGTGGGGTTTGGGTACGCCTCAGGATCAATTTCATGAGGTGTAACCTGCCAATTAAGAAACTTACAAAGCGCGCGCACCCGTGATGTGGGGACTTTTCCTGAATTCATCCAGCGACTTACAGCCTGAGATGAAAGGCCCATTGCCTCACCAAGCGCGGTTTGTGTAGTAATTGATTTAACTTTGTTTTTAAGTTGCTCGTTCATGACTCCTCCTTTTGTTGAAAACAAGCATACACATTGAAACCGTATGTTTCAATTAAATTACTCCAATTTGTTTCAGTTACTTCTGAAACATGGGGTTGTAAAATGGAAAGTATGACTACCGAAACCAATCAAGTTTTTGCTTACAGGTTTAACCAAGCCATTACTGAGCATGGCTGGAACCTTTCCGATTTAGCCCGCCGCGTTGGTGTAACGCCGCAGGCGGTGCAGAAGTGGGCGAAAGGAAGTTCTATACCGCGGGGCAAGAAGCTGAAGTTGCTTGCTGAGGTAACGGGAAAGCCCGAGCATTGGTATTTCATGCAGCCTGATACAGATGATCCCGAGCTGGTAGCTCAACTAGGCCTTCCCAAAAAACTCGATGTTACCGAAGAAGCGCTCCTTAGCATCTTTAACCAACTTCCCGAAGCAGAAAAACTACGTTTAATTCTTCACGCAAAGGGCGTTTTGAGAGACCTTCAAGCACTAAAAGACGATGTTGGTGATTTGATAAAAGACCTTAATCGCTAATTACCCGCCCCCTAGCGCTGACATAGTCGGCGTTTTTTTTCGCCCTCAATTACTAAATTTAGTTTCAATCATTTGACTATTGAAATTAATGGTTGTAAATTTAGCTCATCGACAACAAACCGCATTGTTGTCAGGTGGTAAATGTTCCGCTGGCCGGCGACAAGGCAACGAGGGTTCAGATGAGTAAAGACGGTTGGCGCTCACTCATCATCTGTTTGAGCGTCGGGATTATCTTCTGGTTAGTAATCATCAAATTGGTGGTCACATATGGCTGATTCAGTACCAAAAAGCGGTCGAGCGATCAAAATGCGTAATCAGCGTACCGGCGCAGCCTGGCTGGTTTCATTTGATTACCGTAATGGCCTCTACTGGCACGAACCGCAGGGAAACTTACGCAATATTCGACGTCCTTACGCTTCACGAAGCGTAGAAGAAAACCTTGTACCTGCGGGGACTCACTGATGGGAAGTTTTTACGCTTTGGTTCTCACTGTCGGCATGCTGACTGGCGGAAATCAGGACGTTCTTCTCGGTGTATATGACAGCGAGTCGGATTGTAAGAAAGCAGCTGTTGAGCAGGGAGTTGAAGAAAACTGTTACCCGCTTAAGGGAGTATTAGCAGAAAACCCAGCCGCATTTACGGCGCAGATGTAGGGGGAGTTATGCAGAGGAAATGCGCTTATTGCCGCAAGCCGATTGAGGAAGGCAAGGAAGTAAAAATGACCATCCTCATCATTCACGGTTCGCAACTGGCGCCACGGGAAAGAACCTATTGCTCTACGAAGTGCGGTCAATACGACCAGATGGCCAACGAGGCCTAACGTAAAACCCGCCGAAGCGGGCTGTACGTCCGGTGACACCGACCAAAGTTCCACCGGAAATTACCAAAAACCAATGAACACCCTGAATGGGCGCTATCAATGGCCCGAGGGATTCTACATCCAAAATTGAGGCTATCACATGGAATATTTTTATCTGATAAAAGCGACTCAAAAATCGGGTAAAGCCGATGCTGTAATCTGGCGTTCTGCAAAAACCGAATCCCGCGCGCTGCTGCAGCTGGACGTTGACCTGGAAGATGCTGAGATCGAAACAGGCCGCGGCAAAGACTATCAAAAGCCAATCCGTACCGATTTCCCGGTATTTAACGACCTGCCAGCTGAAGGCGTTCTCGATTACTCATGGTGCGAACGCTACCAACTAGCCGATGATGGTCGCACCTGGGCACTGAAGCCAGGACAAGAGCCTGTAGACGTTCATCACACCGATGATGCTGAAGTATCCTCTGAGCCCGTCACTGGCGAGTTGGTTGATGACAATAGTGCTGACGATGCTGGTGATGTCGATACCGTGGAATCGTTCGGCAATGCTGAATACGAAAACGATACAAACGCCCTGTTCAATATTGCTGAGCAGCCGTTCCGCATTAAGCTGCTTGCGCAGTACATGGCGAATGATAACCACGTCTATCAAATCAGTATTCCGCACCGTAAAGAGCTCGCCGTTCTGGAAATGGATACCGATAACTCCGCAGTGCAGGATCTGATTCTCGCCGCTGAGAACGTCCAGGGGTTAAAGGATGCCGACATGCCTACCCTGTGGAAATTTACCAGCGCCAACAAAGCTATATTTCCTGAAGGTAAGCGCCACGAACTGGGCAAGCGTATCCAGTTTGCAAAACTGTGGTTTGAAACTCCGCACATTGACCGCGGCAAACTCGTTCGCGAATGGTCTGCTGGAAATTACATTTCTTCCGTTCAGAAAACGGACACCGGCACCAATGCAGGCGGCAGTAATAAAACCGATCGCAATCCTGACTACACACATACGCTAGATACGCTTGATGTTGAGATTGCGCTGGCCACAATGCCGATGGATTTCGATATCTACAATTTCCCGGCATCCATTCATCGCCGTGCTAAAGAAATCGTCCAGAAAAAAGAAAGCCCGTTCAAAGAATGGTCTGCAGCGCTGCGTAAAACCGCAGGCATCCTGGACTATTCGCGCGCTGCAATTTTTGCCCTTATTCGTGGCGCCACCAGCGATATTCACCATTTCCCGGTAAGTCTGCAGACCTATATCAATGCGAACCTGACAGAGCATAAGCATGACGCGCCTTCTGCTGAAACGCTTGAAAAAGCCGGGCATGTTTCATCTGCCGCCGTCGCTGAACGGTCTGCCGTGGATAAGATTCTCGCAGCTGAGCGCGGTGAATATATCGAAGGGGTAAGCGATCCAGATGCACCGAACTGGGTAACGGAAGACCTGACCAAACCCAAACAGCCTGAAGTTTCAAACATGGGCAATGGTGTTTTTTCGATTGATGGTCTGATGGATAGCCAGCCAGCACCAGCACTTTCTATCGTGGACCAGGCGCGCCAGCGCGCTGCAGAAGAAAAATTACATCCAGCTAATTCCGGGGAAACCACCAGCGATGTGCAGATGGAAACGGCTCAGCCAGTCGAAGACGAAAATGATAATGCGGTATCAGCAAGCGAAGGCACTGATGCAACTGCTCCGCAAGCAGATGCCGTGAACATGCGAGACATTCTTGCTGAGCGCTGCCCTGACCTTACCGCGGCAGTATTGAAGGACCAGCAATCAGCAACTGCAGAAGAAGAGCATGAGCCAGAGCCGGAACCAACAAAATGGCCTGAATTCTTCGAGCCTGGTCGATATGAAGGTGTTCCGAACGAGGTTTATCACGCGGCGAACGGAACCAGTTCCACTCAGGTAAAAGATGCCCGTATATCTCTGATGTATTTCGAAAAACGTCACGTCTCGAAAGTCATTGAGAAAACGCGCTCTCCTGTTCTGGATATGGGCAATCTGGTGCATGCGCTGGCGCTGCAGCCTGAACAGCTGGAAAAAGAATTCAGCATCGAGCCGGAAATACCGGAAGGCGCCTTCACCACGACTGCGACGATCCGCGCGTTTATCGACGAGTACAACGCCGGTCTTCCGCCGCTGTTGAGTGCTGACGATATCAAAGCATTGCTGGAGGCGCACAACGCCAGCCTTGTCGCCCCCCTCAGCACCGATGATATCAAAGCTCTCATTGAAGAACACAACGCTAGTCTGCCAGCGCAGATCGCTCTGGGGAACGACATCAACGAAACAGGACAGAGCTACATGTCTCTGCCGGTTGATTTCCAGCGCATTGAAGAAGGACAGAAACAGACCGCTGCTGCAATGAAAGCCTGTATCAAGGAATTCAACGCCACCCTTCCGCCACAGCTAAAAACCAGTGGCAGCCGGGAAACGCTGATGGAAACGCTGGCGATTATCAATCCGGATCTCGTTGCACAGGAAATGCAGAAGCCCGCACTAGTCAAAACCAGCGGAAGTCGTGATGCCCTGTTGGAGCAACTGGCGATTATCAACCCTGACATGGTCGCTCAGGAGGCCCAGAAGGCGCAGCCGCTGAAAGTATCAGGCACCAAAGCGGATCTAATTCAGGCCGTGAAATCGGTTAAACCGGATGCCGTGTTTGCCGACGAACTGCTGGATGCATGGCGCGAAAACCCGGAAGGAAAAATACTGGTTACCCGCCAGCAGATGAGCACTGCGCTGGACATACAGAAAGCACTATTTAACCACCCCACCGCCGGCAAGCTGCTCCAGCATCCGAGCCGCGCCGTTGAGGTGAGCTATTTCGGTATTGATGAGGAAACCGGGCTGGAAGTTCGCGTACGCCCTGACCTTGAGATAGACATGAGCGGCCTGCGCATTGGTGCGGACCTGAAGACCATCAGCATGTGGAACATCAAGCAGGAAGGCCTGCGCGCGAAGTTGCACAGGGAAATCATTGAGCGCGATTACCACCTTAGTGCGGCTATGTACTGCGAAACAGCAGCTCTGGATCAGTTCTTCTGGATCTTCGTCAACAAAGACGAGAACTACCACTGGATCGCCATCATCGAGGCATCCGAAGAACTACTGGAACTCGGCATGCTGGAATACCGCAAAGCAATGCGCGCTATCGCGAACGGTTTCGATACTGGCGAGTGGCCGGCGCCGATTACCGAAGACTACGCCGAAGAACTTAACGATTTTGATGTGCGCCGTCTCGAAGCGCTGCGCGTACAGGCATAAGGGGGAATGACAATGTCCAATTTAGTCGCAACTACTGAAAACCAGACCCAGAAGATCGACAACGTTTCCATTCTGACGAACGGCGAATTGTTCAACCGGCTGCGCACGCTTTCTGAAGTAATGGCCAACAGTGGAAATTTCGTTCCTGAACATTACCGCGGTAAACCAGATGCGTGCATGGCTGTAGTGATGCAAGCAGCACGCTGGGGTATGGATCCGTTTGCAGTGGCACAGAAAACCTTCATCGTGGGTAACTCAGGTGTGCTTGGTTATGAGGCACAACTGGTGAATGCGGTCATTAACACCATGGCCCCGACCAAAGACCGGATCCATTTTGAATGGTTTGGTGCATGGGAAAATATCGTTGGCCGTTTCATTAAAAAAACCAGCGGAAAAGGTAACGACTACATCGCGCCGGGCTGGGATTTGAAAGATGAAGCAGGCGTGGGCGTCCGCGCCTGGGCAACGCTCAAAGGAGAATCAGAACCTCGCGAGCTTGTTCTGATGCTTTCTCAGGCACAAGTCCGCAATTCAACACTGTGGGCGAGCGACCCCCGCCAGCAGTTGGCTTATCTTGCCGTTAAACGCTGGGCGCGACTGTACTGCCCGGATGTGATCCTCGGGGTATATACCGCCGACGAAATTGACGAACGCGAAGAAAAGATTATCAACCCGGCGCAGACAGAAAAAGTCACGCTGAATGAGATAACAAACTCCGTTGGCGCTTCCACCAGCACGCAAGAGTCTGCATCTAACGTCGACTCTGTTGCCGATGGACTCCGCGACCGAATTGATACAGCTGACTCAGTGGATCAGGCCAAAGCCATTCGCGTAGACATCGAATCACAGAAAGCTCTGCTGGGTACTGCTCTTTATACCGAGCTGAAGAATAAGGCGGTGAAGCGCTATTACCTTGTTGATGCGAAGAACAAGGTTGAGGCTGCCATAAATTCACTTCCTAACCCGGGGGATCCGGAAGCCGAAGCGTTATTCGCGAAGGCAGAAAGCACCCTGACCTCATCGCGCCGCCACCTGGGTGATGAACTGTATGACCAGTTCCGTATCACCCTGGACGACATGAAACCGGAATACCTGGGCTAAGGGAGGCGGGAGGGTTAGCCCTCCCGGTAACGATATGAGCAAATCACTTAACGCACGATGCATACGCCGCTGGAAAGTTGAATTCAAAGGGCGCTGCGATTCGAAAGTGAATCCGTACTGGCGCAAGCGTGACCTGCGCGGTTACATCCGTGAGGCGGCACTGACTACGGCGTATTGCATGGTTGAATACTTGGCCTACAACAACGCAATGCACGATTTTTTCGCGGATGTGGGTGACAGGAATGGCTGGTCGCCAGAGTTCTCAGCATGGTACGACGGGCGTCGAGAGCATTATCTCAAAGAAGCGCGCGACTACCTGAATGAAGAAGCCACCAACGACGAAATCGACGACGAAATAGAGAACGAACTGGAGGCCTGGAATGACTGAGCGCGGAATGATTTTTACCGGGGAAATGGTGCGGGCGCTGCTGAGCGGCCGGAAAACTCAGACGCGACGGATTATGAAACCTCAACCAGAACCATGTCCACGTGGAGGTCACTGGTGGCCAAGCAATGTGTTCAAAACAATGCTTCATATCGAAGAAGAAATGCAGAACGGTAAAGGTGGCTGGGGTGGGCTTGTTGGCGATGCATGCCCGTTCGGAGACGTCGGCGATCGCATCTGGGTGCGAGAAACTTGGGGAGCAGTCAGCCACGAACTGGATGAGGATGGTCGAATCCAACCATGGACGCCAGACCGGCCGGCTACGGTTATTCACGAAATGCCGTTTGGCAACGGCTATTACTCTGGTCACGCTATTTATGCAGCTGATGGCGATTTCACCTGGGGTGATGACGATGGTTATGAAGATGGTCGTTCGTGCTGGAAACCATCTATCCACATGCCTAGAGCCGCAAGCCGCATTCTGCTGGAAATCACAGACGTGCGGGTTGAGCGGTTGAACGCTATCAGCGAAGAGGATGCGCGAGCAGAAGGCATTATTGACGGTGGCTGTCTGAATTGCGGGGAACCTGAGCCATGCGGATGCGCCAATCCAGAGCCTGATGCTTCCGATGCTTTTGCCTACCTGTGGCAATCGATTTACGGGCAGGAAAACTGGAATGCTAATCCCTGGGTTTGGGTTATCGAGTTCAAGCGAATTGAGGAGCAGACAGCATGAGCCTGAAACACCGCCTGCCCGATCTGGAAGCCAGCATCGACCCTGCGGCATTGCGCGCGGCCGCCGACGAATATTCAGATCTGCTTCTGACTTTGTGCTTGTGCATGAAGATGGCCGGCCCCACTCGGGCGAACGTGCGCGCCTGCGCCACCGCGCTTAAAAAGCGCATGACAACCTGGCACAGCCAGAAAGAGCTCAACGCAATTCTGTCCAGTTGGGATCCCGTTGGCTATGTTCTCGGCCTCCGCCGTGAAGCGAACGACAACGCGCGAGCAGCTGGCGATCCGGTTGATGTATTTGTGTGAGGTGGATATGCGACTGATAAACCGAAGCAAGCAATCACCGCTAGGCCGCCAGGCTTGTGATGCCGCACTGGCAAAACACGTTGAGCTTTATGGCGATTATGGTCGGCAGAAAATGAAGCGGACTTATACCGTCGTGGTGCAGGGTTCAAAAATCACTGTTGAGGTGGTTAACCGACGCTGCAGTTATGTGGCTACTGCGATGAATCAGGTAAGGCGTTTGCGAAACCTGCCCGCACAGTCAGTTTATTAATAATTTCCAATGCCGCGTGATGGCTGCGCGGCATTACCGGAGGAAATATGGCGTCTGATAAACCAATTACAGCTCAACAAGCCGCCGATTTGCTCATTGTGTCAGCGAGGGTTATCTACCGTCTCATTGACTCTGGAGAGCTTGCCGGCAGAAAGGTTGGCAATAAGTATCGAACAACTGAAGCGGCATGTATTGCGTATTTGTCATCCCCGCAGGAAACTAAACGAGCGAACGCGGGTGAACATAAAGGAGAAGTTTTATGTCAATCACCCTCAGGGGCGGCGTGTGGCACTGTCATTTCTTTACGCCGTCAGGAAAAAGAGTTAGGCGATCTCTTGGCACGGGGGACAAAAAGCAGGCTCAGGAGCTCCACGACAAGCTGAAGGCGGAAGCGTGGCGGGTTGACCAGATCGGCGACCTGCCCGTCAGAACCTTCGAAGAGTGCTGCATCCGGTGGCTGCGGGAGAAGGACCATAAGCGATCGCTTGATGATGACAAAACCAAAATTGAGTTTTGGCTGCAGCATTTTTCCGGCCGTGATGTCTCGAAGATAACGGCGGAGGAAGTGCATGAAGCCGTTAACGGGATGATCAACCGTAAGCACCTTCAGGTGTGGGAGAGTAAGCGCGATGCCGCGATGAGGAAGGGAAAGCCGGTTCCGGAGTACAAACCACGGCAGGTTTCGCAGGCTACGAAGGCTCAACACCTCTCCTTCATTCGCTCCCTTCTCAGGGCCGCGGCGAATGACTGGGGCTGGATAAAAACGGCGCCAGTTATCAAAACCCGCAAGCCGGTCAGCAAAAGGATACGGTGGCTGACCAGAGAGGAAGCTGAGCGGTTGATCGAATGTATGCCAGAGAGCATCAAGCCAGTGGTGATATTTGCACTGGCAACCGGCCTGCGCCGCTCAAACATCATCGGGCTTGAGTGGCAACAGGTCGATATGCAGAGAAAGGTTGCATGGGTAAATCCGGAGAACGCAAAAGCGGGCAAGGCGATTGGCGTAGCTCTGAATGATACCGCATGCAAGGTATTAAGGGATCAGATAGGGAGGCACTCCCGGTGGGTGTTCGTTCACACCACGGCAAAACATCGCCCTGATAGAACACTAACGCCCGCGGTTAGAAAAATGCGGGTGGATGACAATAACGCCTGGCGTGCCGGGTTGAAAAAAGCGGGGATCGAGGATTTCCGTTTTCACGATCTTCGGCACACCTGGGCGAGCTGGCTTATTCAGTCCGGCGTCCCGCTTTCTGTTTTGCAGGAAATGGGAGGATGGGAGAGCATCGAGATGGTGCGCCGTTATGCTCACCTGGCACCGAACCACCTAACCGAACACGCACGGAAAATTGACGCCATTTTTGGCGCTAGCGACACAAATACGACACAAGGAGGAAATCAGGCTGGATTAAAATTAGCGTAA